CGGAGGGTGATGGGGGGCGGGACCATCACAGATCCCCCCGCTTCATCAGTAGATCATATACGGCATCGACGGCCTCCTGGGGCATCATCTTCCAGTTCACATCATCGCCCACCGGGATCTCCAGTAGATCCTCGCCCTGTCGTGCATCGTTCCGGAGCATTTTCCCCCATGTCCAGCATCGGGCACTCCTCGAACAGCTCGCAGTCGTCGCATGATTGCATCCCGCCGCCGTCTGCATGTTCGCAGCCGATCAGAGCCCGCGTCATCACGAACACGGGCCGCAGCTTGAGGCCGTCGTAGTCGAATATCATTTCAGTACCCCAGGATGCGGCACAGGCGGCTTGATTCCCGGTCGAGTTCGTCATAGTTCGGGTGGCCCGGCTCTGCCTTGAGCGTGCCCTCGATCGCTTCAAATTTCAAGTACAGAGGGACCCAGTTCACGAAGGCGAGTTCGTGCTCTACGTGCGGGTTCCCAGCGTGTTCGGCGTCGTATATCTTCCTCAGCTCCTCTTTGGTTCTCATAGCCTTCTATTAGTCGTAAAGGTATATTAAGCTTTCCATGTACCGTAAAGCTTATATGCCGATAGTACATATAGATGGGTGATGGCTCGAATATGTTTTGAGTTGGACGACGGGCTGAATACCCGCCTCAAGGATCTTGTCGTGAGGAAGACGGGAACCCTGAAAGGCCAGGGCGAGCTCTTGTCGTCGCTGGTATTGAAAGCTTTGGAGGAAGAGGGGATATGACCATAGAAGAAGACGTCCGAAAGCTGGCGGAACTCCGCCGCAAGAAGGCTGAGATCGACGAGGAGATCAAGGTCAGTCGAGAGGCATGGATGGACGAGAACGCCGGGAAGATCCTGGCGGCATCCGTCGCCGGAGACCTCGTCGACGAGATGGAGGAGAAGATCCGCGCCGCCGCAGTCTCCGTATTCCAGGAGACGGGCAACAAGAGCCCCGCGCCCGGCGTCGGGATACGGGAGGTCGAAAAGGTGGACTATGACGATATCCTGGCAATCGACTGGGCGGTCTGCCACGGCCACCGGGGGCTCCTGTCCCTGAAAAAAACCGACTTCGAGCGGGCGGTAAAATCGATCCGGCCCGACTTCGTGACGATCACGAAGGTTCCACAGGCGACGATCGCCCGGAAGCTGGAGGAGTAACATGATAGCAGAAAAAGTAGACGCATTTATTGAGGCCGCAAACAAAGAGTACGGCTCCGAACTAGCGACGGATAACGTAAAACCCAAACCCGAAGACTGGACCGGATCACTGAACGTCTCCGGGCTCCCCGACTGCATCAGCATCAACGAACCGGGGAAGGGTCACGTCTATGTAGACGCCGAGACGGGCGAGATAATGACGAAGCTCGACCGGCCCTGGATCAAGACCCTGAGGAAAGCTTTGGAGACGCCCTCCCCGCCGCCCAAAAAAGAGTATCGCATGTCGGGTTCATCGGCGACACCGCCCCCCAAAGCGATCGTCGTCCGGTCCGCCCCGATGCGGGATATCCAGGTGGCGGAGCTATCGCTCGATGACATCAAGGACTATATCTGTCCCGCCGCCACCGATCAGGAGGCTTTCATGTTCCTGAAGCTATGCCAGGCCCGCAACTTGAACCCGTTCACAAACGAGGCATACCTGATCAAGTACGGGGCAAAGGCTCAGATGGTAGTCGGAAAAGAGGCTTTCATGCGGAAGGCGGAACTCCACCCTCAGTACAAAGGATTCAAGGCTGGAGTCATCGTAGACGACGGCGAGGGCTCTCTGATCTATCGGGAAGGCTCATTCGTCCGGAAGGACGAGGAGCTTCTCGGCGGGTGGGCGGAGGTGTTCCGGAAGGATAGAGATCATCCCGTCAGGGCGGAGGTGGCATTGAAGGACTACGACAGCGGGAAAGACGGCCCCTGGAGGACGCACAAAGCGACGATGATCCGAAAGGTCCCCCTCGTCCAAGCGATGAGAGAGGCGTTCCCCTCGGACTTGTCGGGTTGCTATGACTCGTCGGAGTTCCGGGGCGCGGTTGACGTCGAAAGTGAACTGGTGGAGGGCTGAGGCGATGAGACTCCCTCTCCTCCTCGCCGCCTGGGGGCGAAATGCCGAAAGCTGACGCCTTCTTCGCCCTGAGGTGATAGAAACGTAAGGATAAGTTTATATACAATCGCCTCTAAATAACCCACTATTGGATCTTCGGCTCAGGCAATCTATTCTCGTCTCCCCGGACGCTAAACGGGCGCTGCCTGCTGCTGGAGACGTCGCCGCCGTCCGATATCGGCGAGACTTAGCGGGTGCTTTCCCATGTCTGAGAACGACGAGAAGAAATTCACACAGGAAGACGTCAATAAGATCGTAGGGGAACGGCTCAAAAACCACGTCCCCAAAGCCGATTTTGAGGCGTTGCAAGCCAAAAACAAAGAGCTTGAGACTGCGAACTCCAAACTGACCATCGAAAGGGACACGCTGAAAACTAAGGTGGAAGAGCTCGAATCCGCCGGAAAAACGGAGGTGGAAAAGGCCAACGCCAAAGCCGAAGCCGTCGCCAAAGAGCTCGCCGACATGAAGGCCGCAGCCGAAAAGCGCGAGAAGTACGACGCTGGGATCAAAGAGATCAATTCCAAGGTCTCCGAGGCTCAGCTCGGCAAAGGCGCGGCTGAATACGTGGCTGTCAACTTCCGACCCGGCGACGACCCGGTAAAGTTCTTGGAGACTCATATGCCCCTTATGAAGACCTCTTATCCTCCTCCCAACGTCGGAGACGGGGGCAGGGGCAGTGGCAACCCTCCGAAGACCAGTTTCACTCGTCAGCAGATCAAAGATATGACACCCGAGGAATTTTCGAAGAACGAAAGCGCCATCCATGAAGCAATGGCGAAAGGAGAAATCAAGTAATGTCTCTTGCAAACTTCATTCCAGAAGTATGGAGTCAACAGTTGCTAGTCAACCTCCAGAAGGTCCACATCTTCGGCCAGGGGGCTATCATCAATAGGGACTATCAGGGCGAGATCCGGGCATTCGGCGACACGGTGAAGATCAACGCAATCGGCCCCATCTCGGTCGGGACGTACACCAGAGATACCGACATCGACGACCCCGAAGCCCTCACTGACGCCCAGGCAGAGCTTAAGATCGACCAGGCGAAGTACTTCAACTTCCAGGTGGACGACCTCGACCAGGCCCAGCAGAAGCCGAAGGTCATGGCCGCCGCAATGACTGACGCCTCGTATTACCTCCGGGATGCTGCCGACTTGTTCATTGCCGATCTCTATACTGACGCCAGCGCTTCCAACGCTATCGGCAACAACACCACGCCACATACTGTGGTCGCTGGCACTCCTGGGGAAGGAGAGTACAACATCTTCGACGAGCTGGTAGACCTCAGAGTCAAGCTCAACAAAGCCAAGATCCCGACAGGCGGTCGATTCGTGATAGCCGGTCCTGAGATCCTAGCAGTGATGCTGAAGGATGAGAGGTTCACGAAAGCCAACGTCGCCGGAAGCGCCGACACTCTCAGATCTGGCCAGATAGGGCGGGTCCTGGGATTCGACGTCTACGAATCGCCCAACTGCCCCGTCGTCGCTGGCTCCAAGTACAAGGTGATCGCCGGCCATCCGATGGCCTGGTCCTTCGCTGAACAGATTGTGAAGGTCGAGCCGTACCGGATGGAGAAGAGGTTCGCCGACGCCGTGAAGGGCCTGCACGTCTACGGCGCAAAGGTCGTAAGACCTACGGCTTTGGCGGTCCTGACGGCCACGACTTCTTAGAGGTGATGATGATGAAGAAACTATTCATGGCAATCCTGGGGGCCGCTCTTCTGGTCGGTCTCCTCGCCCTGCCTATGGCTTCCGGTGCCAGGACTGTGATCAATTGCACCACCCTGGTTGAGAACGGCGAACCGGCATCAATGGCCACGCCTGTCACTCTCAATTCCACCAACAACCACACCATTGCCCTCTATCCCGGAACCCTATTGAGGGTGGTCGAATCCGGCAACGTGACGATTACGGTACTTGCTGGCGACGATCCCCCTGCCTTCCGATCCTCTTTGGGGAATCTGACTGTCACCATTGCCAACGGCACCTCTGAGACTTGGATCGGTCCCTTTGAGAGCGCCCGGTTCGTCAATGAGACCGGCTATCTCCTGGTGAACACGAACTCCACCGACGGGACGATTGAGGCGTTTAAGTTCCCAGTCTAGGGGAGCACATGGCCTACATCCTCCTCGCCGACGCTAAGACGCGCCTTGTGGCCCTCTGCCTGTCATCCGAGTTGACTGCCTGGAACGCAGCCAGTGACGGCGACAGACAGATCCTCTTAGACCGGGCCGTCGAGAAGCTCGAAAGCCTGGCCTTTGTAGGCCAGAGGTACGAGACGGTAGAGGAAGGCCAGGAGGAACTTTTCCCTCGGGTGGATCAGCTCGGGGCCTACGACTACGACGAGGACGCCGACGCCTACGTGATCCCCCAGGCGATCAAAGACGCGATCTGTCTCGAAGCGGTGGCGATCCTCGCCGCGACCGCATCCAGCGATTACGACGAGGTGGACGACCTTCAAGAGCACGGTGTGAAGTCCGTCCGGATCTCCGGGACGGGGCTTCAGTACGAGTTCCGGGGCTCTTCTACATCAGATTCGAGAGAGGGGTTCTACTCAAAGCGGGCGTGGCGGCTTCTGGAGCGCTACCTGGCGCGGGATGTGTGCGTAATATGAGCCTGATGACGCCCCTCCTGAAACAGACGGCAACTCTGGAGAGCCTCACAGGAGATGGCCCCTGGGGGAAGACCTACGCCGATCCTGTGACGATCTCTTGCAGATTCGAGGAGGCGGCGAAACTCGTCCGGCTATCGGAGACCGAGACCTGGACCTCGGAAGCGCACATCTTCGCCGACGTGGAGCTGAAGAAGGGCGACAAAATAACCTTCGGCGGGGTCACGAAAGAGATCCAGAAGATAAGCCACGTTCCGGGCCTCGGCGGTCAAACTACCTTCTGGGAGGGATGGCTATAGCGTCCAAGGTCAAGGTTACTTGGAAAGGCAAAGCCCTCTCGGCCGCTGCACTCGTGGCCGGGAAGAAAGCAATCCACCAGGAGGCCGAGGGCATCCTCACCCGGACGATCCCCCGGACTCCGATTGACGAGGGGCCTCTCCGAGGATCGGGCCACGTTGACGACGTTGCTATGGGATCGACTATCAGCTTTTCGACGCCTTACGCCGTCCGGCAACACGAAGACACATCCCTCCACCACGACGAAGGCGAAGCTAAGTTTCTGGAGAATGAATTCAGTGAAAGCTCCGACAGCGCTATCAAAAACATCGGCGCGGCTATCGGAGTTGTTTTGAGGTGACAAATTGACAAATGAAGTAATTGGAACCGTGGCCTGCCCCGGATGCGGCGGGTCATTGACGATCGTAGAGACTGAGGATGGCGGCCTGGGATGTATCCCCTTCGAAGGCCCCGAGAAGAACCTCCTCGCAGGCTACACGAAGATGAGAAACGGTGAGGTCAGGTACATCGGGTACAACGGCCAGATCTACACCCGAGAAGAAGCTCTGGCGAAGTTCGGCCAGTCCGAGGTAGACCACCAGGACGCGAAGATGAAGGCAGCCGAAAGCACGGCGATCAAGCTCGGGAGGAGATGAGGAGATGGCGGTCAGTACCCGGCTGATCCTCACTCTGATATCCACCGGGGCACTCGTCGGGTTCGCTGTCCTCCCATTCGGGGGAGTGACGGTTCCCGACTCGATCACGAAGACGTTCACCGACCTCACGCTGATGAGCTACGGATACTACTTCGCCGGGCGAGCCACAGCGGGGACGGTGTCAGCATAAGCGGGGTGCGAGACCATGTTTGAGAGGGGATCTCGCAGAGCCCGCAAGACGGGATTGGATCGAAATAATATAAAGAGGTGGCGGTAGTGGGCGACGAAGACCACGATCGGATAATCAGGATGGAAGAGAACATATCCTATATCCGAAAGAAGTTTGATACTCAGTGCGCTTGGCAGAAATCTACCGACCATCGGATTGGAGCCTTGGAGAACTGGAGAAGCGCCTTGGCCGGTGGCTTCGGTCTCCTCGTTCTCCTGATGGGCTATGGTTGGATAGTTCCGAGGCTTTGAGATGAGCGTGATAACCGACATCGGGGCGGTTCTGATAGCGGCGGGCCACTGCACCACGGCCAACCTGACATACGGCTACCTCCCAAACAGTCCGGTTAATTGCGTGATGTTGAAGGTGTACGGCGGTAAGCCCGACGACCTCCTGGGCTACGAATACCCAAGATTCCAAGTCCAGGTGAGAAACGAAAACCAGCAGACGGCGGCGACGTTGTGCCATGCCATCCGGGCCACGCTCACGAAGACGAACGGGACCCTGAGCGGCACGTGGTACCCGCTTTGCCGGGCTCTGCATCCTCCGGCTCAGATGTCGCTTGAAAGCGATTCTGGGATTGTGAAATGGTATTGTGACTTTGAAGTCAT